TAGAAGTGTTGCCCCAAAATGTCCCAGATGCTCTTGTTTCACCACTAGGCCTGAAGTTGATTCTGGTACTACCATCGGAGATGTCATAGCCTTGACGATAGATTTTAAGATCCTTAATGGTTCTACCATCCAAATGAATAGATTCAAGATCAAAACTATCTATTTCATGACCTGCTATGGCATAGACCACAAAGAGTTCTTTGTTGTTGATGGTATTCATGTAGACCACAGTTGAGCCTACTCTTCTTGTCCCATAAATGACTGGCATACCTGCCCCTGTGCCATACTTTTGCAAAAGGATATCAGCACCTGTTCTCTTAGCTTTCATAGCTGCTCTGTGTGCCATGACACCTTGAGCCACAAACAGAGATAGTTGGACAGATGGTTTATTAAGGAATTTGAATATTTGTTTACCAATAGCTAAGAAAACTCTTAGATATGGATTACCACCACCACCAAATGTGCCTGGAGTACCACCACCGACTTCACCTAAACTGTTTGTGAGATAGCTTTTGAACTTATTCCATTTATTAAACATTATCTATTCCACCTCACATTTTCTGTGGCTTCATGTGCAAAACCTAAACCTAGATCTGTGCTTAATGAATTTCTGTCTATGTAGTCATCTTGTGAGGCTTGGGTAAACTTTCTGCCTTTTTTGATATCCCAGTTTTTCCATTGTGAAGCAATTTCTACATTAACAACAAAGCCATCTTTGGCCTCACTAATTTCAGAGCTTGCTATTGTGCCCTTAAAATATTCATAAGCATCTAATATAGTTTCATCAGCATTTAAAAAAGCCACAAAGACAGTAGCTGTATTATCTATATAATCTTGTGCTTTAAATATGTCTCTAACAGTTGTAGTGACATTGTTAAGACTTATATTTAGATTGCTGTATTCTAGAGATCCTGTTTCTTGCACTTCTGATACATCCAAGAAGTTGCCACCTGCTTCATAAGTATCAGAGCCAAATGTTAAATCTTTAACATGATTGGTGACTTTAATCGCTGTAGATGTTTCTAATTTAAGAAGATGGACAACTCTAATGCCCTCTTGAGTAATCTGAGACTGGATATTAGAGCTTAAACTCCTGGCCATTATAAGACCTCTCTTACATCAAAAGATAAACTAAAAAAGCCACTTGCATCAGTAGAATACATAACATCATTCTGCACTAAGGCTACTTTAAATGATGGTTTATTGACTGTGACTGCTTCATTATTGACTAAAGCATCTTGTAGAGGTGGTTCTATCAATATATCGGCCTCGCCACTAGCATTGGAATCAGCATCTGCTGTGACCATATAAATCTTGGTATCATTAGCAAACTTGATAAAGTCACCTGCTTTGAGAACTCCAGTAGTAGAGGCAGTAAAACCATCCATAGCTATAGTGCTTGACCCAATAGACAAGCCACTTAAAGCATTGACTAAAATGTCTGTTTGTCCTTTGTCAGCACCCTGATTGTCTAATGGATATTCAAAAGTAAAAGTCTCAAAAGAACCTTTTTGTTTGACTAGAAAAGCATAAAAGGCTTGGAAGTCAGCTTGATTCATCGGTGGTAATTGCACACTAAAGCTAAAATATTGAGCTGCAAACTGCTTAACTGACCTTTTGCCACTTAAGGTATATGCTGTTGTATTAGGCCTGTTAGAGCTAAAATTAAACACTCTAGGTTTGTTGGTTGTTGGAAATGCACCACTCATTAAATTAGACCTACCTTACCTTTTTGATTCATAGCCTGGTTTATCATAGCAACAATTTGATTCTTTCTGGAAGCCAATAATTCATCTATACCTGTCGCATCGGTGGCTTGGATAGAGAAATTAACATTGACTGGTTGTTGTTGTTGCATCATGCTTTGTGTGTTTTGGTTAGTGATGATCTGTCCAGAAGTGTTAGGCACAAACAATTCTGCTCCTTTTTCACCAACTATGTAAGGTTGTCCACCTCTAACAGCACCACCATCGGCTCTGAAAAGATCCCCTATCTTACCAAATAGATTGAAGCCATCACCCTTTTCATCACCACCTGTTAAGAACTCTCTAATTCTGATTCTGGCTAAATCAGCAAGCATTGATTGTACTAGATCTTTAAAGTTCAACTTACCAGTCTGCACAAAGTTCAATAGTGCATCTTCAGCAGATTTAAAGGCATTTTCAAAACCTTTAACCATTAGACCTTCAACAGTCTCTTTTTTAAAGTTTTCTAATGCTTGAGTTGCTGATCTAACAAACATAGTGACTTCTTCATCACCACCTTCAGTAACAGTTGTGGTTGTTCCTGATATGCCTGCTTTTACTAATTGTTGTATTTCTTCAATATATCCTCTTGTTTTACTAAAATTTACTTCTGTAATTAGGTTTTCTTTTTCAAGTAGGCCTAATATTTCTTGTCTTCTCTTCAGCTCTTCTTCAGTGAAAACTCTTTTCACAGTACCAAAAGCTGATCCTTTGCTGAGTTGATTATTGACTAATGTGCCTAGAGAATCTAATTCAGCTCTTAATGCTTTGGCATTATCGCTTTCTTCAATTAACCCTAAACTTATACCTCTTTCTGTTACAGCATTAAGCAAACCAATAATGGTGTTAAATGTGCCTTCAAGGACATTGGTGACAGTGTAAATAATATCTAAAAATTCTGTTGCTAAATATTGGCCTAAACTATCAAATCCTAATTTTTCTATTTCTGCATTGGTGTCTATTATGAATTGGGCAAAATCTTCACTCACTTTTTCTAAAACTGGTGCTAAACCTGCTGTGAATTGGTCAATCACACCTCTAATACCAGTTTTTACTCTAGTAAATTCATCAGCAAAATCAGCGACACCTTTAGCTGCATCTGTTGATAGGACTGCTCCCAGATTTTCAGCATCAGTAAAAAACTCTTGCATTGCCTCAGAGCCATTTTTCATGAGGGCTACTAAGGCCACACCTTCTGAATCAAAGAACTTAAATGACTGTCTGACAAGCTCAGAAGCATCTTCTGTGTTAGCCATAGCATCTGAAACATCAAGCATGACATCTTCAATATCTCTGGCTTTGCCTGCACTATCAAATAATGCAATACCTAAAGCATTGAGTGTATCTTTAGCTTCTCCAGTTCCTTTTCTGGCTTCAGCTACCCTTCTGCTAAACCTTTGTAAGGCCATGTCAGCAGTTTCTGATCTAATACCAACTTGTTCTGCTGCAAATCTAAATTTTTGTAAAAACTCTGTGCCGACCCCTAGCTTTTCTGAAGTTTTGACAAGTTTATCAATCCTTGCTGTAGAAACACCGACTGCTATACCTACTGCTGTAAAAGATGCTGCTGTGGTTTTAGCAGCTAGACCCAAACCTCTTTGTATGAGTTTTGTTTTTCTATCTATAGTATCAAGACCCCTTTTGACATCTTTAAAAGTTTTATCAAACTTATTAATACCCTGGAGAACTATATTTATTTTTTCTTTAGCCATCTTTTTGTCTTTGTTCCTTTATTTTAAAGTAAGCCACCCATAATTGGTATTCTTCAACAGTCATTTGTTGAACTTCATATAAAGTTTTGTTAAGAGCTTCAGCTAGGGCTAGCTGATTGAAAGTGTGATTATCTTCTTCTAATTTTTTTTTATGGCATCTTGAGGTTGCTGATTCATGATGTCATTGGCTACTCTAGCAAGAACATCTTTATCAACATCGTTCAAGAGAGCATGCTTGTCTTCAAGAGTAAATAGAGGATCACCCTTGTCATCTAAAGACTTAAGCATTACTACATAAGCTAACATTTCAACGGAATCATCGTTAGCAAATCTCATGAGTTTTTTGGTTTCAAAAAGATTGAGGGGCTTGGCATAGATTACCAAGTCCCACTCTGGAACATCAATCTTTTTAATTTCTAAGGTATTGAAATGAGCCTTAGCTTTATCTATTGCTTTCACTTATTATGATTGTGCTGTTATGTCTAATGCACCTGTTCCTTGTAATGTAAAAGATGTTTCAACCAAGCCATCAAAAGCTTGATTGATTGTAATACCAGTAACAATCCCTGTTCCTGATCTTTCCATTAAACCAGAACCTGTGCCTTCAGATCTAAATACACATGCAACACTTGAGCCAATTGTAAATTCAGCTTGACCAACATCATCTTCATCAAATAAAGCATCTACTGAAGCTGTAAAGCCTTTTAGAGATGATTTATAAGTTCTAGATGTGTCGCCCATTGATGTGTCTTCAATGGTGTCTGCACTTTCTTCAATAGAGAAAGATCTGATTTCACCAAGAGCTTGACCTGCTATGGTTACTACTCCTGCTGATCCTTTTACTGTACCTGCCATATTTATGTTCCTAAAGTTCCTTCTGTATGATGATAACAAATCTCAAAAGTCATAACAACAATTGCTAATGGGTTATCACCTTCTCCATTATATGATATTTCTGTGCTAATAAGATAGCTATCTTTAGCTAAATTATTGATTAATCTATCGCCATACAAGGCTTCTTCTACTTCTTGGCAGATAGTGTCTATGGTATCGTCATAGTTGCTGTTGGCTTTGACATAAGCCTCAACCACTAGATTTAACATTTTTTCAATGGTTCTTGGTGGTGTCATGACGATAGGCTCTGAGGCTTCCTCTGTGGTATAGACCAACAAACAAGGCAGTTTGTTGTTTTCTAATGGGTAAACTCTGGACTGAAAAACATTAGAGCCAGTAGTAGCAAGACCTGTTAGGGTTGTTGCTACTCTTTCTCTAATTTGTTGTCTGTAATGAGCCATAACTTATTGTAGCTTATTTCCCTTGTCCTCTGTATTTTTTATAGTTTCTTCTTTTGTGTTTATTAAGAGTTGAACTACCAAAGTTTCTTCTGCCTTGACATGTCTTCTTGCCATTTTGACCTGCTGCAGGCTCATGCCCTTTGCTGAACTGCAGTTTGGTTTTTTTAGGCATTACTTATCTTTTGAGTTAGAAGCACCAAAATAAAATGAGATGACTGCAGATGCTAGTCCACCTAAATAACCAAGCACAAGGTTAATTAGGGCTTCTGAGTTCTGTTCTGGTGGTTGTAGTGTCACCAAAAAGATGTAACCCATAAAACCACCAAGAGTAATGAAGCCTAAGAGCTTAGAAGTCCAGTCATTGCTAAAATTCTTTCTAGCATCTTGTATATCTTCTGTTTCCAGTCTAAAAACATCTACATCAAGCTCTTTCATCTTTACTTCAAATTCATTGTCAGCTTCTTTCAGCTTTAACATTTCATCTGGTGTAGCTTGTCTAATAGCCTTCTCCACTGCTTGCTTATTATTTGGGACACCTAGCTTTTCAGCTATCATGCCAATTGCTGCACCACCTAAAGGAGATCCTAAAGCTGACCCAAGAGCAGGTGCTACTGTAGTAACTAGTTTTTTTAATTGATCAATCATCTGTATATCCTTCCATTTCTAAATCTATGGTGTCATCTATTGAGGCCAACATCTCTCTTGGTATGTAGATATCAAGTTTGATAAGTCTATCGCCACTAACAACACTGTCTAAATATAACACAAAAAGATTTTCATAATCACTCCTGGATATCCAATGCCTATCTCTCAGACTTCTTTGCTTGCAGTCATACTGCCAAGCTTCATCTAATTGTGCTTCACTATATAAAATCATCAGTCTTGCAATATCAGCACTGTGATACCTGTGCCATCGTCTTGTATTTCTGTAATGTTGTAAGTGACACCACCCACTGCAATAGTATCGTCAGTATCTATGCCTGTAATATCTTGTGATCGGCAATGCACCATAGGTTGAAAACCAGTAACATCTACTGATTCACCTGGTATAGCAAAGTATTCTTTATTGATGATGACTTTGATAGAACTGCCAGTGCCATTAATCGTCACAGTAGCATTACTGCCATGTGTTTCAGTATCAAAAAAGTTTTCTAAATCTTGATTAGTCTCCAGAGCCATCTCTTTCTTTTACCTTCTTGATTGCTCTGTCACTTGATTTAGTTTTAACTTCTTTATATTCACTACATCCTAAAGGCTTGAGAATCTTTTCAAAATCTCTTTCATTACACTCAATGATGCTACCTGCTTCATATTGTGTTGAATTATAAAATACTGATTTACTTGCTATTACTTTCATTTTTCTTTTTTCCTTTTGGTTTATAGATGTTACCCCATCCGTTCTTTTCATATACCTGTGCTACATCTTTTGACAGCTCCTGCATATCGCCACTTTCTACTCTGCCACCAGGCAGGTAACAAGTTTGATTAAATAAAAATTTAACTTTTTCCATTTCTTTATTATACACAAAAAAAAGGGCTACCTAAGTAGCCCTAAATTAAGTGGGAGAACTTAATTATGTTGTGATATCTTTGCAGACTGAGAAAGCATCATCATGTCTAAGTGCAACATCTAAGTCCTGGAAGAATGCCAGTCTTGTGCCACCACTTGTGCTTAATGAGCTTTGATCCACAACCACATCAACACCTGAATAGAATCCAAGTAGAAGTTGTGAGAAATCACCAAATATCAATGCTGATAGGTTTGAGCCTGTACCTTTTGAAAGATCACTTGGTACTAGAGTTGATGACTTATAGTCATAACCTAGAATCTTGTTATCTTCACCTAGGATAAAGTTACCTTCAACACCTGATGCTTGTTTACCAATAGTTCTTAGATTTGCTGTAACTTTAGGGTTACCTAAGAAACATGTTGATTCATCATTGATAATTGCATTATCAACTTCAACTGCTTCAACCATATCTACAACTTTTGAATAACTAATTGCACCACCATTTGTACCGATAGCAACAACATTACCTGTTGAAGAAGCAATGATACCTGAAGGCTCATTTGAACCCCCACCTTCAATAGCAACTTCATCAATCTTTCTTGCAAAAGTATTGATAATGTCATTTCTTAGTACAGCTTCAACTGATGGGTCTGATTGCATCATTAGCTTTCTTGAAACATCTACATAAGCAGCAAGTGTCTTTGGAGACATTGTTACTTGTGAGAATACTGCAGCACCTTCTGATGGAGCTGAACCTTCAGCAACAAAAGCACTATTTGAAGTAGCTGTTGCTAGCTTAGGTATAGCCACATCACCAACCAAGCCATTTAAGACCTGTGCGCCTGCCTCACCAATTCTTAATCTTGCATAAAGAGCTTCAATAAACTGATCAGCTAAGTGATCTGTAGGCTTTAAGAAACCACCTTGTGAGTTTGTACCAACTGTTTGATCCCTTTTGCCAAAATTAATGTTTGTTGGCATGTAGAAACCTCTTGCTGATTTTCCAGTTCTTGATGCAATTTCATCTGAAACTTCTTTTTCAAGACCTGAAAGTGTACCACTTGCAGCTTCTCTGACAGCTTTAAGCAATGAGTAATCTCTTTGCTCTGTTTCATTCATTTCAACATTAGATGGTAAATCTAATGGCTTATTTGCTAGAGTTTCTAGAAGTTGTCCTCTGAATTGTTCTAGAGATATACCTGCTGAAACAGCTTCATGACCTAAATCTCTTTTGTTGTGCTTTGCAGCAAGATCTAAGATAGCAGCATTGTCTTTAGCTAGTTGCTCTCTAATTTCATTTGGATTAACTTCTGGAGTTTTATTTTCTGTATTTTCCATTGTTATTTCCTCTGGTTTATTGGATTTTACTTGCACATCCTTAGATCTGCCAAAGCCCACAAGCCTTGACTGGTCAGCAGGGATGCTTACTGCTGAAACCTCAAGAGGTGTCCAACCCTGAACTCTATAGACAGGGATACCTTCCCTCTCGCCCTCTTTTTCCATCTTATTGACTTGGTAGCCAACAGATATGTTCTGTCTGATGCCATCTTTAACATCTTCAAAGACTTCTTGTGCCATTCTGCTCTTTGAAAATCTTACTTTAGCAACTGTTCTTTTATTAT